AAATTTCTAATTCGTTCAAGATATGTCATTAAATTGTACCTTTACTACTCTGCCTGAACCTTCATTGTTTCCAGTTCTAAATTCAGCAACTTCTTGTTTATATTCTGCTCTATAATAATCTCTCCATCTTAATAATTCTTCAACAGTTAATTTATTAAGTGAACGACCAGCTATTGAATAACTTGAAACATCTGCATCTGCTCTGTTTTCTAATATGCTCTCAATTTTATCAAGCATAACTTTTGCATGACTACGAGTATCTCCAGTAGTTGCAAAATAATTATCCTTAACAGTTAGTTTTCCTGAATCTATAACTAATTTTTCACTATCACTATCTTGAATAACTTTTAAAACCCAAAAATAATCTCCAGCAGTATAATTAGCTGTTGCTGAATCATCTAATGTAAATGTATATTCTGTTCCTGACTCTGTAACTGTTGCTGAAAATCTTGTTGAACCATCGCTTTCTAATGATGCTTCCCAAACCATCGAATAACTTGATGGTGCATAATCAGCACCTATATCGGTTCTTTTCCAAACAATAGTTTCGCCTTTATAAAAACTTATCGGTTCTTTTTCTGGTATTGTTGTAAAAATATTAGCCATTAATTTTAATCATTCCACGATTTCGCAAAATTACTATTCTTTTGATAATGTTTCAACCTATTTGGGTTGACTTTATTAGGATTATTTGTTTGCACTTTTTTTTGTCTTTGAGCAATCGTATTCAAATCAGCGTTTAATAAAATAAAAGCCGATACTGCATATACTCGACAGTCCAACGCTTCATTTCTCGGTCTCATTAATACCCATTCTCTTTTTTTAAACCCTCTACGATATTTTGTAATTACTTTTTCTGCTGTAAGCTGTCTAAAATATTCTTCATTATATTTTTTAGGAAAATGACAATATCCAGTACCACAATCCTTGATTCTTAATCGTGAATATATCAATTCTTTAGCAGTATCAACGCCTATTGAAAATAAAGGTACCTTTGCTATATTATTTCTATTAGGTCTGCTTGCAATAGACTTACCCTCTCCACCAATACCCTTAATCGCAAATACTCGTCTTGCATATCTTGGCTTACAGAACTTATAAACCATATTTGTATGGTGTCCTGAGTCAATACAAGTAGATACTATTTTTAATTTAGTTTTATTAGGTAGTTCATAGGTTTTAGTTAAAATCATATCAAGTTCTTGCCAGATATTATTAGCTGACGGATCGCCAAATATAATATGATAATCAATGCTCCACGTTTCTTCTTCTAATCCCCAACCAACAACTTCTACCTCTATTCTATCATCTTGAATATCAACTCCAGCAGTTAATAGAACAATATCATTATGTATTTGATAATCTTCACGCCTTTCAAATAGTCCAAGATCATCAATTCTTTCGCCCTCATCTTCCCAGCTTTCTCCAAGATAAGTATTAACAAATACTCTTAATGTTTCAGGCATTTTTTTAGCCATCAGGAATTCTCTTACCGCTTCTTCCATTGTAACCCATACGGAATACAGCCCATTCAGGAAAAAACCAGCCCGACCATTGAATTTCTCGGTAGCTTTCCATTTGCCTTTACTTATATTTTGAACTCTTTGAAAATCAGTCCAAGCTGTATTACAATGTTCACAAATATATCTAGCTGTATCTGGTTCATTCTTCTTCCATTTAACATTCGACCATTTTAATACTTGTAACTTTCTACACTTATGACAAGGAACATTAAACTTACGTTGATCACTTTGTTCGTATGCTTCTTCAATCGCACTAGCCCCTTTTACTGTCGGAGTAGAAGTCATAACCAACTTACTATCCCAAAAGGTAGCACTTCTTCGTTTAGCTAACATAACAGGATTACCTTCTGTTCCAGCAGTCGGCGGGTACCTATCTATTTCATCACATAATACAATTTTAATAGGTCGTGAAGCTAAAGACGCAGGACTATTTGCACCACAAGCAGTTATATGACCACCATCAAATATTTTATGTAATACAGTATTGCCTGAATCTTTACTTTTTACTTCTGCAACTCTATCTTGTAAAATAAAACTATCTCTAATCATCGGAGCTAGTCTATCTTGCGACCAAGCACGAGCCATCTCTAGCGTTGGCTGCACCATTAAAATAGGAGATGGCGCATAGGATATATAATAGCCAATAGCATTAAGTAGGATTTCTGTTTTACCGACTTGCGAGCAAGACATAACAACAACTTCCTGAATAGCTGGGTCATTAATACTATCCATAATTTCAGCTTGAAAGATAGCCCTACTGGTTTCAAATTTACCAGCTTCACTACTGCTTTCAGTAGATAAAAATCTAAATTTATTTGCCCACTGACTTATCGTTAGGTGCGGAGGTGGTTTTATTAGATTTATTGCTGACCTCCACACTTCTCTCATCGCTTGAGATTTCATAAAGTGCCTCATATATTTTATCTTGAAGTATTAATTTAATTTCGTTAGTATTTTTTATTGCAACAACAATAGGAGCAATTTTATTTGGTATTGACAACAATTTTTGCTTTACTTTATTTATTAATTCTAGCCAGGTGCTTTTTACTTCTTCTTTCGGTATTAATTCGCCTGTTGCCTTCATTCTTTCTATTTCTGCTATTTCTGCTTTGGCTTTCATAAGTTTATTTTTATTTTTTATAACATCTTCGGCAGTAAAATCTCCACCAGCTTTAGCTTTTAGAAAATCTATATACCCATGAACACTACTAATTAAATCATACTTACCTCTTTCGGCTTTAGGTATAATATCATCTTTAGCTAACTGTTGAACTCTACGTTCTGTCAACTTCAGTAACTTTGCAATAGCGGTAATATTAAATGAAGTAGCCATTACGGAATATACTTTCCAAGTGAATCTTCGCAATAATGAAAGAAAACTGTTTTACCTTTATATTTGATATAAGTTATTGGTTCATTATTTCCAACTTTATAATTTGGGTTTTCTACTGATATTGTATGTTTAGCAAATGCTTGTTCGCAAGTTATTTGTTTAGCCGCCATACCTATTGGAATTTTAACAAGTTCATAGGTGGTACTAGCTGTTGCTAATCCTAAAATTAAAAATAATATATTCATTATCTTTTACCTTGTCCTCTCGTACGTTTTGGCCGACTACTTTTATTCGGTCTTTTAGAATGTCTGCCTTTACGCTTCTTTCTAGTTTTAGTAACATGGGTATATCCATATCCTCTAGGTTTTTTGCTTGCCATGTTCTTCTAACTTCTTAATTTTTTCATTTAACTTACCATTTTCCAAATAAACCACTTGTAAATCATCTCTTAATAAATCTTGTGCTTTTTTTAAATCCAATATCTCTTGATCATATCTGCTTTTGAGAGTTACCAAATAACAAATGCTATCAATCTGTTCTTCAATAATATCTTCTATCCAATTGTTAATAGGTTTAGCATTATCGTTCATTGTTTTTTTAAACCTTTCCATTCCTTGTAAATGTCTTTTAAGAATTCTATCTATGACATCATTAATTACAGGATCAGATGTTTTAACTTTATATTTTTTATTAGGTTTATTTTCCGTATCTATAATCTTTTCACAAATCATATCTGATTCATTCTTTTCTCTTGTTAATTTATAGCGTTCTTTTCTATTCATGATATTTTATTTTTCTATTATCCACCCTCCAAAATCTCCATATTTAAACCATCGTTTAATTTTAAATTCTTTATAGTCTTTAGGATTAAAAGGTATCTGTACTCCAGCTAAACTTAATTCTTTTGCAACAACATCTTCGGTAGATACTCTGCTAGCAATTTTATTTGCTAAAATTAAACGATACAATACTGTACCGAAATATCCACCCTCATTAATTTCCTTATCAAAAATTATAATAGCCCCTCCTTTAATTAACTGATTATAAACTTTAGTTATTAATTCAATTCTTTTACTTACTGGTACAAACATTAATACTAAATAAAAAATCGCTAGGTTATGAGGTTTAAAGTCATATTTAATAGCATCAATATTAATTAACTTACCTATTGCACAATCATATTTTTTAACCATTTCGGCGCTTTTCTCTAATGCAATTAAATTCGCCTTTCTATCTTTTAAAAGTCCAGCAATATTCTTTCCTATATTTCCAGTACTTGCGCCTATATCATAGACCAGTCCGTTTTCTGGTACATAGTGTCTGGCAATATGAGAAATAGCATTTGTTGCTAGATCATAAAAAGGAAGCTGTTCCCTAACGTGCTGATTAAAATTTTTAGCAACCTCTGTATCTTCAAAAGTCCAATTACTTGGTATTTTCATCGAGTATATCCTTTTGTAATTTTTTAGAAATAAAATATAATACAGGAGGAGGAACTGCTCGTCCTAGTCTTTCCCATTGTTGTTCAAATTTTCCAGTTAATTTAAAATCGTCAGGAAAAGCACATATTCTTTTTAGTTCAGCGATTGAAAACTTACGCCTTTCTGTTGGGTGAGTTACACTTGCCGCTTTTTTACCTGATACTGCTGTAATAGTATTACAAGGTTTATCCCAATGGCATTTAATTAAATTAAAAAACTTATCACTCTGTTGTCCCTCGCTTAACTTATCCCACTGATAAGCAGTAGCATAATAAAAAGGAGTTCCATCAGGTTTTCGATCTAGCCAAGTATCCATCTCTGGTTTTCGTTTTCTTAAAT